GCTGGATGTGGATTTTTTATTTTAACAATACCATCTTCATCAATAATGTCAGTTACATATAAACTACATCTTGCCATAAATGTACAATAATTCTTCAATACAAATTCCCTTTCAGTTACGGTTAATACTCCCATTGCTTCCTTTCGAAGTTCTGCTGCTGCTGCTGCTGCTGCTGCTGCTCCTTTTTTATCATCAACTGAAACAATACTATAATATTTTTTAAAAAGATCCTTTATTCCTTCTTTAAAATTCTTAAATGGGGTTAAATCTGGTGTAGATCTAATATTTATATTTTTAAAAATAGAATTACTTGCTTTTATTGTTTCTAACAAATTTGGTAATGGAGGCATTTGTCCCTGGGGAGCACCTATACCATTACCATTAATACATGTTATCCTGCCTGTACCAGTTAATATATTTTGAAATACGTCATATATTATATTTTTTTGAGTATTGTATCTCATTGAATTCTCCGCCGCATTTGTTTTAATATTACAGTTCGCAACTGCTTGCCAATATTGCTCATATATCTGCGAAATTTCTTGTAAGGGTGCTATTAGTGGATTTGCTGGATTTGCTGGATTTGCTGGATTTGCTGGATTTGCTGGTATTAATGTATATTGTTGAGTTATTGCTCCATCTAAAAGGGTATTTAATTGTGTAGTTAATCGTCTAGCACAATCAACTGATAATATAGGATCAGGTGCCCCACCTTTTTGGTTAAATATAGATCCTCCAATAACAGAATTTATTGCCATAACGGCATTGGTATTGGCACCATGATTAGTATTCCATGTGGCTGTTTGAGTCATATTTGTATTTATTCTTAAATTTTCTGCTGCTTCTTGGGTATCCAATTTGACACTAAAATCATTTATAATTGATTCCATAAAAGAACTATAAACAACATTTTCGACCTCTTTTGATTTAGTTTTAACAAAATCGGCCCATAATTCTGAAATTGTAAAATAAAATATTAGATTTGGATCTGTTCCTTGGGGGGTTGCTCCTTGTATTATGTTTTTTTTTGTATCAAATGTATTACCAGTATAAACATAATCAGTAAATATACTTTGTACCATTTCATACATGTATCTCGGTATACCATATTCAATTAATGAGTTTTCATTAATGTCAAATAACCAACTAATATCAAATATATTCAGGTCTTTATCTTTTATATAATTAATTACTGTAAAAGCCTGTTTTGTAGTGGATAAATCTGACGAGTTAGATCGTTTTATCGGTTTTCGTTGATTTATCAACAGCTGTTCCGCTTGCGCTTGTGCTTGCGGTTGTGCTTGCGGTTGTAGTTGTGAACTACGAATTAATTTAGTCGCAGCGGCGTCATTTTTTAACCCAAAAAAATCAATATAGTTTCCAAAAAAACTAGCATATGTAATTGAAAATACAGCCTCTGTAGTTTCTTTATTTTTTTTCCTATAAAAATCATTCTCCATTTCCACTTCAATTTGTTCATTATTTGATTTAATTAAATCTTTGATAAAATTTATCATAGATGAGATGATTTCTTGAGATCTAAAGCTATACATTGTGTTGAGCAGTAGAGATTTAATAATAGCTATTTTATTTGATTCATATATATCTAATATTTTTTCATATTCAGAATATAAAGAATTTCTTGATTTAGCATAATTACACAACTGATGAATTTTAGTTAATGTTGTGCTTCGGTCATTTTCATTATAATTTTGGTTCCGTTGAGATACAGGATTTATTTGTTTTTGGAGTTTCGTGTTATTGTTCATATATCCATATCTAACTTCTTGTTGTCGCGCTTCTGATCTATTCCACACAACCCCCCCAAATAACTCATTAGACTCGGTAACTTTATTCCCACCACCAATGACACCAATTGCCTGTACCATAGGATAATTAGGTTGCCATCTCCCCTTCTCCATTGGCGGGCCATAATCATGTATAATATCGTGACCCAAAATATTATTTAATATATATTTGATTGATCCTTTATTGAAATGCATAAAATTACGAGCGGCCATTTGTATGTTTAATATAACAAGACATATTTGTTTTTACTAAACTGATAATTAGACTTATAAAATAATTATATGGATCAAAAATATGCTGTAGTTTGACATTTATAAATGTCTTACCATACACCGTCACAAAAAATCACGGTATATTTTACTATATTCTTCAGTCACAAATATTTTTCCAAAAGTAAAAAGGGAAATGGATTTTGGACATTTATTCAGACATTTATAAATGTCCAAAAACGAAAACCCAAAAAAAGTTTTGAAAAAGACCCTTTTTTCAAGGGTTTCTTAGCATAATGCTCTAAAATTCATTTCATACATGAAAAATGTTGTGATGCTAAAATTTACACATTTTTTTAAGAAAATTCTCTATATTTTATTTCTTTTAACATATTATAACAATGTCTTTAGCAAATTTTTCCCAAATTTCCCTCAAGTATTCGTGTGATTGTTGCGAGATCTTTACCAATAACAAAAAAGATTATAATAATCATTTATTGACAGCGAAGCATAAAAAAAATATGTCCTTTAACAATATTTCCCCAAATGTTCCCGCTTTTTCCCAAACTTTAGAGCCGCAAATAGCTTCAATTGTATTCCAAACTACAAATACATACACCAATAATGATAACAAAAACAACCATATTTGCGAAAAATGTAATAAAATATATAAATCTAGAGTAGGATTATGGTATCATGGAAAAAAATGTGAAATAAAAATTGCCGAAAAAATACCAGAGTTAGATTCCGATTTAAAAACTGATTTATTAAAAAAAGACAACCTAATTGAATATCTCATAAAGGAAAACCAAGAATTTAAGAGTCTCATAATGGATCTAATCAAGAAGGATCATAATACAAATATTACAAATAATAATAATAATAGTAATAATATTAATAATATTAATAATTCATTCAACTTAAATCTGTTTCTGAATGAAAAGTGTAAAGATGCTATTAATATTAATGACTTTGTTGACAATGTTAAGATGCAGTTGTCAGATTTGGAGAATTTTGGCCACATGGGGTACGTCGAGGGAGTCTCTCAGATTCTAATAAAGAACCTAAATGATCTAGATACATATTCTAGACCGATTCATTGTAGCGATTTGAAACGAGAAGTGATGTATATTAAGAACAATGATCAATGGACAAAGGAAACTGATGATAAACCAGTGTTTAAAAATGCCATCAAACAAGTCGCAAATAAGAATATAAAACAGATCCAAACATGGAAGAATGAACATCCAGGATGTACTAATTCAGATTCAAGAAAGAATGATCAATATATCAATATTGTAATGAACTCCATGTCAGGGGGGTCAAATGAAGAACAACAAAATAATATCTCCCAAATAGTTAAAAATGTTTCAAAAGCGGTTGTAATTGACAAGAATATTGAAAAATAATCGAATTTTAACACATTTATTTCTCCTTACCATATATCGTCACAAGAAATCACTGTATATTTCACTATATTCTTCAGTCACAAATTTTTTCCCAAAAGTAAAAAGGGAAATGGAATTTGGACATTTATAAATGTCCAGATAAATGTCCAAAAACGGAAACCCAAAAAAAGTTTTGAAAAAGACCCTTTTTTCAGAGGTTTCTGAGCATAATGCTCTAAATTTCAGTTCATACATGAAAAATGTTGTGATGCTAATTTTTTCAAGTTTTTAGCGAAATATTTAGGCATTTTTTATGTCAATACATATTATACTGACAAATGACTGACAAATTAATGCCGGAAACTTCCAAAAAATTTTGTTGCGAAAAATGTGACTTTATATGCTCTAAACAAAGTAATTTAAACAAACATTTATTGACACGGAAACATAAAATACTGACAAATGTTGACGCTGTTGGTGCCAAAAATGCCAACATCACAACTAACCATGTTTGTAAATGCGGCAAGGAGTACAAACATCGTCAGAGTTTATGGGTACATAAAAATAAATGTAAGACCTATATTTTGAATTCAGAGTCTGAATCAGATTCAGAGTCAGACTCAGATGCTAACTCCGAGTCCGATTCCGAACCCAATACAAAGTCAATCATATTAAAAAAAGACAACCTAATCGAATATCTCATAAAGGAAAACCAAGAATTCAAGAGCCTCATAATGGATCTAATCAAGAAGGATCATAATACAAATATTACAAATAATAATAATAATAATAGTAATAATATAAATAATATTAATAATTCATTCAATTTAAATCTGTTTCTGAATGAAAAGTGTAAGGATGCCATAAATATCAGCGAATTTGTTGATAATGTCAAGATGCAGTTGTCAGATTTGGAGAATTTTGGTCACATGGGGTACGTCGAGGGTGTATCTAGGATTCTCATAAAGAACCTGAATGATCTAGATACATATTCTAGACCGATCCATTGTAGTGACTTTAAAAGAGAAATATTATATATAAAGGACGATGATAAATGGACGAAGGAAACCGACGACAAACTTGTTCTAAAAAATGCCATCAAACAAGTGGCAAATAAGAATATAAAACAGATACAAACTTGGAAGAATGAAAATCCAGGATGTACTAATTCCGATTCAAGAAAGAATGATCAATACATAAATATTGTAATGAACTCTATGTCAGGAGGAACCAGTGAAGAACAGCAAAATAATATTTCCCAAATAGTTAAAAATGTTTCAAAGGTTGTAGTAATTGACAAGAATACTGAAAAATAAAAATCATATTATTCAATGAATAATATAATTATGATCTAATTACTACCGAATCTAATACTATTCTAATATCAGTGTAAAATGAATACATCATTTAGCACGTCATTCCAGAAATAGAGGAATAGATCAACTTAACTATAACCTAGTGAGATACAATATCGGTTCATCCGCCAACAATTTGATCTTGTTTTTGTTCTCTAGCTTGTGGACTAGAAAATATATTTCCTCATCCGCCTCGTTTCAAAGTTCGTTTATAACTTCGTTTACTTCGTTTATAACTTCGTTTAGTTCGTTTATAACTTCGTTTACTTCGTTTATTACTTCGTTTAGTTCGCTGTGCCATTTATATACTAATATTAATATTAATAAAAAACAAAACAAAATAAATAATAATTCTACACTAAATGTAAACGGATCTTCTTCTTCATTTTCTCTTCATTATTGAAGACAAATAGTTTAAATTGTTGTTTCGAATAAGGCGCCAATTTGCCACAAATAACAATCGATGTAATTCGTAATTCAGGCAAATAGATGCTATATTTGTATAATTCGGCAGGCAATGATTTCTCATCAAAACAGTACCCATCATACATCTTATCCAATATATCAGGATCCGTGTAGCACAAATGAAGCAGATTACAGTCATTTTGAACGCGGCGAGTCATCTTCATCGTCGTATTAATATAATCGATATCCTTGATCCATGTATCATAGAATTCAAGAGCTGCCGGAGACAGCTTGTAAATCCCAGAACATTCTTGAAGCTTAATCATGTTAAGTATATCCACAAGGCGGCGAATTGGGGATGTGATATGGAGGTATGCGTCAAGGCCAAGAATATCGTGAGCAGTCGCGTTAGCAGCAGTAGCAGTCGCGTTAGCAGCAGTAGCAGTCGCGTTAGCAGCAGTAGCAGTCGCGTTAGCAGCAGTAGCAGTCGCGTTAGCAGCAGTAGCAGTCGTGTTAGCAGCAGCAGAAGTCGCGTTAGCAGCATTTAGATCAATATATGTACCGCTAGTGCTGCGCAATATTTTAATAAACTGGCTTACATCGGCAGGTAATGAGCTATAGTCTTCAACTGTGTCACTTTTTTTTACAATTGTAGACCGGAATATACCCGCATTTACTATAAGCATCTCCTTCGCAGACAAATGGTTCATCAATATCATCAGGTAACACACCACATCATGACTGTCTCCAATATGATTTATATATGGATATTTTACGACTAATTGTGTAACAACAGTTTTTAAAGATTTGTATAGCGGATGTCTAAGAAGAGACCGTTCTTCGTAAGCAAAGTTCTTAAACGCTTTAATAATGGAATTGGAGAAGCGTTTAGACACAATAGCGCCAGTAGCGTCAATTTCAACATCCAATGTAAACGCAAATCTCTCCGCATTAGCCTGTAGCGAACAGAGGCAATCGGACAAAATCTCCGGCAGCATTGGGCGCTTTTTGTCGGGCAAATAGACCGTGGAGGTGCGTTTGGTTAGGGCGGACCAGAGATTTAGGCGATCCAAACACAGCGGCACATTAGCAATATATATGCTGACAAGTTTGGTACCATTATCGAGCGATATGATACTGAATGCGTCGTCAAAATCCATACTGCTCTCCGGGTCAATCGTGAACACTTCCCAGTCAGTTCGGTCTTCTATTTGATAATCTACACGCAATAAATCTCTGACAAAAGTGTCCTTATTTACACCCATGTCATGTAGGTTCTTATTTGTAGCCTTATTGAATTTCGAAATAGAGATATTAAGTCCTTTACAACAAAGTTGATATTCATAGAAACTCTCGCAACAATCGACAGACCCAATCGATTGTGTAAGCAGTCCATATGGGTGTTTGTTGTCCCAATTCGCGAATTGTATGGTGACAAATTGATTAACAAATACTTTTGAAAAGCCCATATTCTTGATCTCATATGGCACTAGAAATGTCGGTATGCTAATATCATCAGGAACGCATTTGTAGAGCAATTTCTTGTTAGTAGGATGGCGACCATATGTCTTGTTGCCATCAAGGATTAAAATGGCGGGCAACTCTTTGTTAACTCGAATATCACTGGAAACAATTTTTATTCCAGTTATCGGGTCATATTCAAAGATATCTCCGGAAAATAAGCGCTCATTGCTTAGATTCAGTGTAATAGATGGATATTGAACCAACAACGCAGATGGTTCTACTCTGTAAATAGTGTAACCTCCCTCATCATAATTTCGATGATTAATAATTATTTTGTATATTGTTTCGGTAACAGAATGTAACATTTTTATTATAATATTGTGTTGATATTATAATATGTTTTCAATTCTTTATTAGAGTTTTTATATTTTAAATACTACTACTAACAATAGTAGTTTCTTGTGGTACAAAACTGTTGTCAATTGTGGTCACATTGTTTTCACTATTTTCATTTATTACATCATCATTTACATTATTTATAACAGTTTCATCTTTTACTTCTTTTACATTTATAACTTCTTCTAATCCATTTATTACAGGAACTTGGTTAAGAGTCTTAATATCTATTTTCTTAGCAATCTTTCGTTCCACATTCTGGTTCTGTAAAGCATACATAAAAATATGCGGACTAATCGCAATATTATTCATATAAGTTCTATAACTGAAACAACTAACACTCGTATTTTCAGAAAACTTGAATGAATACCACCAATAAGCAGGAATAAATAGAAATTTGCCAGGAACCAAATCAATCTCAAGGCACTTAATCTTGTCAAAATCCGCTCTAAAACGCGTCTGTGGATTCCATGGACAAACTGGCGATCTAAACTCAAGCGTCTCATAGTCATTAATTGGATACAAATACTTGCTGCTCTTTGGCGGTATCATCTTCACTTTTAAAGATCCCTGGGTGACCAAGAAATAGTTCCTGTAATTGATCTCATAACGCAGGGGTGTCGTCGCATTAGCTGACCCCATTAGCACATCATAATTACAATTTGAGACCAGAAATGGTCTCAGGAATTCGTCGTTATATGAGAAACTTTTGATGGCGCCTGTTTCGGCCAAGAAATCGGTATTGCCTTCACTGAAGTAGGACGCGTTTTTGTCCTCGGTGAACAGTTTTGCGGTTATATGTAGGGGCAGTGGTAGAAACAATTCTGCCACGTTAATATCCGGTTTTGATTCGCGAATTTTGACCTCAAATACGGGGTAATTTTCCAAAAGATATGCTTTGTTTGTGGCGCGGGTAATTTTCTCAGTGTCTTCGTCACAGTCGAATAAAACAGGTTGTCTTAAGTCGCATATTTCCTCCATTTTGTCTTTGGATGCCTGCTCAATTTCGTAGATCTCTAGTTCATTACTTGTTTTAAGATGAAAATGAATATGTAAATAGAAAAATAGAATTACACAGAAGATGAAAAACGCTATTATTATTTTTAACATTATTGTTACATAAAAATAATAAATTAAATTGTTAGTTTCTACGAGCAGTTTTCATTATTCTACTACGTAGTGTTGTTCTTCCTTTTCTTATTTCGTTTTATACTACGTTTTGTTTCTCTTTTTTTACTACGTTTTGTTTTCCTTTTTTTAGATTTTTTGCCTCCTTTTTTTTTAGATGTTCTAAAATATTCACCTATTGTCATAGTTAAATCTCGATTGCCTAAAACTTTGTTTAATGCGTTTTTTTGATTATATTTTAAAACATCCTGAGTTACGGTTTCAAAATTTTTAAAGTTATCATCATCTTCCCCAAACAGGTTTTCCTTTACCAAATCATAGTCTTTAGCACCTTTTAATTCATTCTCATCAAGCACATTCCAAACCTCCTCATTGTCAAGACGAAATTTATTCGCAGTTGCTTCAATACTGTTATTGTTTTTGTTTTTAAAATATTCCTTGATTAAAGGCGCCATTGTTGCCATTTCCTTATTGTATGCTTCTAAACGGCTATCTTTAACGCGTTTCTCTACATTTACCTTAGCAAGAGCACTATTATACACTGCTGTAACATCATTTTTATCCCACAGTTTATAAGCATCATCATCATCAATTGCTTCTTTACTCATTCGTGCTTTTTGATGTTCTGGACTGTTTTTTTCTGTTAGAGGGGTTAGATCTAAAGTGTCTAATCTTTGTAATTTATAATCACCATTTGGTTCTATACTTATTACTTTCCAAGTTGCGGAAACTATATTTATATTGTGTATCCACTCTTTTGCGGGTCTGAAATGCCAAGTGGGTTCTTTAAAATTTGTGATAATATTTCCAGGTTTAAACCTGCTGCTAATAGGCATAATTATATATTATCTATATATTTTTTTATATCATTTATTAGTCGCCTCTATTTCATTTACAAAAACAATCGCTGCGCTTAATCAGCGATCTTCGGCGCCACAAAAAACGCAACTGTGCTCTCTTCGCCTAAATTATATTTCAAAAACATAGGATATTCGGCACTAATACCAACACTAATTTCGCCACCTAACTTTGTCGACAAACACATCTTGCCAACGTGAGATAGACTATATGATATATCCAATTCCTCTCCCTCCGAAATAGCGAATTCATTCAGACTATCAATTGGAATATTCACCTTCAATTTGCCCGAATCGCCTGATGAATTGAATTCCAATAGATTCTCTGTACAATGAATATTTAGATTAGGTCCAAATACCATGAGTTCCGAAATTAAATCGCTAAACTTCTTCGATTCCATAGAAAACTCGACATCATAATCAACTGATGGAATTCCAAGATTATCCTGTTCTATATCAATGAGAGGTAATTCAAAAAAGTGATCGAAGTTTTTACTTGTACTATCGATTGTAGCGCTGGATAAGTTGATGAACAATTTATCAGTATCCTCATAAATAATATCAACCCTATTATGCTTTACCGCATAGTTCATCATAGTCGCAAAACTAGCCGTATCTAGGGCAATATTAGTCGCATTTGACACCTGATATTCGGCAAACCATGCCGCCTTAATAATAATATTAGACAAGCAAATATGTGACTTATCCATTGTCTGAATGAAGAGTTGATCTGTCTCAAATTGTAGATTCAATTGACTACTCCAGTTTTTTAGTAGTTGAAACAATGCGATAAACATTTCTAATTTGGGTTTATTTTCAATAGATAGTTTCATTATTATTAAATATTATACTAATGATGATAATAAAGGTTTAATATGTTTTTCATCTAACAATAATATGATATATCAGATTCATATTATATCATATTATCAATCAAAATCCAATAAATTTATTGTAGATGAACTAACACCACTAACAACTCCATTAGTCGCAGTCATTTTATACAATTGTTGCGTCAAATAATCAATCGTTAAAATTTTATTATGTATTTCCTTTTCCATTTTCGCGATAATAAGCCGCTGACTAGAAATAACCTCCTTAGATTTTTCTAACTCTACATAAAAATTAGATCTATTTAAATTAAGCGATTCAATCCATTTCTGATGCGACTTAGTCTTTGTATGCGCCACAAAAACACTGTGAGATTCATAAATCTTATCCTTTCTGGTTCCGCAAGGGCAAATCAATCCTTTCTTTATGTAATTGAATGGCGGCACTTTGTCTATATATGCGCCTTTATCGTCAATGCTAGGAGCATAAATATCTGGTTCAACGACTAATTCCATCTTATATAATTAAATAATCTATATTTAAATACAGATTATTGTATTTAAGCCTTTTTACACCGATGAACATTTAAAATGGCACACGCATCCGCGATGCGTGTTTCCTTAATTGATTTATCGGTAACAGTTGCCCTTAAACATATTTTTCATCAATTTGTATTTTACTTTGAGTATCCTTATCAATGAATACCTTACACATATCATAACATTTGGCAAAAAAACTAGGAATATCATAAACGCAACATATATTTAACTTCATTTTATATCTATTTTTTAATACACCAGACAATTCACGCCAAAATCCAAAATGTTTATCAATGTCGCCAATCGTAATCGTTTTAAAACTTACATGACCATCAAACTGATCATGTTCTGACAAAATTGCGTCTATATTTTTAACAATTAGTTGAATAATAAATGAATATGTGTCCTTAGTTGCTAATTGTTTAAAATATATATAATCAAAAAACATATTTTGCTCATTTTTATAACATATTTTATCAAATAATGACATGGTTTCGACTAATGACATATTTAAAATAAGGAGATTATTTTAAATATAAATTTTTACATATATATTATTTTAACAGTTGCTCTTAAAGATCTAAGCATTCAACTCTTGCTCAATAAGCCCCTTTAAATCTGTTCCAATTACTTCATTGTCAACAATATTAGCATCAGTATCATCATTTAGATTATGATCTATATCTGTAATAATAGTACCATCATTGATATTATCATTTATATTGTAATCATCATTATCATTTATATCTTCACCCCCAGACATCATAGTAAATATTTTCTGACTATTATCCATTGATAATGTTTGTAAAGCTGCCAATAAATCCTTTGTCTCGTTCATCTCTGCCTTTAAACTATCAATTTGTTGTTTGTGTTCCTTTTGCTCCTTTGTTAAAGTATTATTTGCCTTTGTGTTTTGAGCAATGGCTGGCTTAATGGTCTCAAATTGTTGCTTTAATATAGTGATTTCGGGAGATGATGTGTTAGGAGTCGCTGACCGCTTCTCAAGTGATTCTAGTCTGGACATAATTGAGTCCATGAGACTCTTATCAACCATCACCATATTCTCATTGCCCTCAATCTCGGTCTGGAATCCATGCGAAACATGTCCGCTATTTAGTTCAAAAAGCTGGGTCTCTATTTTACCTAAACGTAATGTAATTAGTGTAACTGCTTGAGCAAAAGTCATTTTACTAATTCCACTAATCCCATTTGCTTGTTGCGCATCTTGTTGTTGTTGTTGTTGCTGTTGCTGCTGTTGTTGTTGTTGTAGTTGAGCATGTTGCCCCGCTAAACGCCCACTGGAAATTTGTCCAGATCTTTGTTGTCCTGGTTGCTGTTGCTGTTGTTGTTGCTGACTAGAGAACATTTGTGACGAATTAATGGACGGTTGTGGACCCCTTCCTGGTGCGGCAGGCTCAGGGCCGCCAGCTCGTCTTCGTTGGGCAGCTTGTACGGATCGATTTGCGCTCATTTTGAAATATAAATATTAATAATAATATGTTTCTAAATACTTTACGCGTCCACTTTTGAAAAAGTGGAGCAAAACCCTAAAATATAGGCAATATCCTTTAATATATAAAGTGGAATTAGTTCAGGGTTTAGCTCCAATTTTTCAAAAGTGGAAAAAGTGTAACAAGTTCAATCTATTTGAGAGGTTTTGCTCCACTTTTTCAAAAGTGGAAATATAACCTATTTATATTATATAAATGTTCACGAGAAAACGACTACCAGAGCACTTAAATGGAGATGTAGAAATGCTTGAGATTCGGCCTCATAAAAGACTTGGCAGAAAGACCAAGCGACGTTTAGCACCAAATAGAGGCACATATAGAGAGCGCATAAAGCTGTCTACTTGCCGGAAGGTTAAGAAGATACAATGTTTGACTAAACGATCTTGTAAATATACAAATGGTCAGTCAAGGAAATACTGTAGAAAGCGAAGGAACCAATGGGTGTAAATCTATTTATATTTTCTAGTTTTACGATACTTTCTAAATCTTTTATTTGATTTTCGTTTAGTTCTTTTAAATTTTCGAATATGTCTTAATTGTTTCCCACCGATTGTATTAGGTATGATGATGTTATTTGTTGTCATAAACGCTGCTACATTGATTCCATTAGCAAGAGCAAGAGTAACACTACTATTTTCATCAAAATTATCTTGTGTAACTGTAACCAATAAAGATATAATCTTTCCCAAAACATTGTTTGTTCTTAATCCAAGACTGTCTCTATTAGCATTAAACCAATAATAAATATACCAAAATTTAAATGCTAATTTTTGATTATCTGGGACTGATAGTAATTTAGCATTAAAATCCAAGATTGATATATTAAGTTCTGCGTCTGTTGGACGATTATTTTTAAGATAATCTTTTAATTTTGTGTTTACATCGACGTTTCCCAACTGATTATCAATCTCAAAAGGTAAATCTAATATACTCATATTATTATATAATAATAAATAATAATAAATAATATATCAATAACAGTTACACATTCAAGATGTAAATACATTATATTATTTTAAGCGACCATGTTCATTTTAATTGCTTCATGATGCTGATAATTATGAATTTCAAAATCGTCAACTTGATAATCATTAATATTCTCTTTAACTTCTTTAATTGAAACTGTTGGAAACTGAAAAGGCGTCCGAGTAATTTGCGTCTTCAATGGGTCAATATGGGCTTCATATATGTGACAATTTCCAATAAAATGTATAAACTCATACGCTTCTAAACCACAATGTTTTGCTATTAAATGCGTCAAAAAACTATATGACGCAATATTGAAACTTTCGCCAAGCGCAACATCTTGAGACCTCTGGTACATAGAGCAGCTCAGTTTGTTACCATCATGGACGTTAAACTGGCACAAAATGTGACATGGGGGTAGCGCCATTTGATCCAATTGGCATGGATTCCACGCAGTCATTATCATGCGCCGACTAGTCCTCTGTGCTGGATCTTTAAGAGCATCAATAATTTGCTGTAACTGATCAATACCGCCCTCCACATTATAGTAAACCTGTTCGCTTTCAGGCAATCCTTCAGCAAATCGTAGTTCCTTCTTAGTAATATAAGGCGCATTAAAGTGTCTCCATTGTCTGCCATATATTGGTCCAAGCTCATCCACATCATAATCGCAAAGTCCTCTGCTATCTAGAAACTCTCTAGTCGAATTGCCATCCCAAATGTGTACGCCTTGCTCTTTCAAAATGTTATTATCAGTTTCTCCTCGAATAAACCATAGAAGCTCTTTCAAACAGGTCTTCCAAGCGGTCTTCTTAGTTGTTAGAATCGGAATTTTGCCATCGGACAAAGAGAAACGCATCATAGATCCAAATATACTCTTTGTTTTACCATTACGTCCCTCTTCCCATGTACCTCGATCCATAATTGTTCTAATTAGATCT